TACATCTGCGAGTGCTGTCCGAGGCATGTCGTTCAATATCCTCTTTCTCGACGAGTTCGCGTTCGTCCCTAATCACATCGCTGACTCCTTCTTTGCATCTGTTTATCCTACTATTACTTCTGGTAAAAGCACAAAAGTCATCATAGTTTCAACGCCACATGGTATGAACCATTTCTACCGCATGTGGCATGATGCGGAGAAAGGCAAGAACGAATATATTCCAACTGATGTTCATTGGAGTGAAGTCCCTGGTAGGGATTCAAAGTGGAAAGAACAGACAATTGCAAACACCTCAGAACAACAATTCAAAGTTGAGTTTGAATGCGAATTTCTAGGTTCTGTTGATACTCTGATTGCTCCAAGCAAACTAAGAACGTTTGTATATGACGCACCAAAAACTCAAAGTAAAGGATTAGATGTTTATATTGATCCGGAAGAAAATCATGATTATGTAATTACTGTTGACGTTGCTAGAGGAGTTGGTGAAGACTATTCTGCTTTTGTTGTTGTAGACATCACACAATTTCCACATAGAGTTGTTGCAAAGTATCGAAATAATGATATTAAACCTATGCTCTTTCCAAATATAATATATGAGATGGCAAAGAGTTATAATAATGCTTTTATATTATGTGAAGTAAATGATATTGGAGATCAGGTAGCAAGTATTCTCCAATACGATTTAGAATATCAAAATCTTCTCATGTGTTCCATGAGAGGTAGAGCAGGTCAAATTGTAGGGCAAGGATTTTCTGGAAAGAAAACTCAATTGGGAGTGAAGATGTCCAAGACTGTTAAAAAAGTTGGATCTCTCAATCTCAAAACAATGATTGAAGAAAACAAACTCATCTTCAATGATTATGATATTATTAGCGAACTTACTACATTTATCTCAAAGCACAATTCATTTGAGGCAGAGGAAGGGTGTAATGATGACCTAGCAATGTGTCTTGTCATCTATGCCTGGTTGGTAGCACAAGACTACTTTAAGGAACTTACTGACCAGGACGTTAGGAAGAGATTGTATGAAGAGCAGAAAAACCAAATTGAACAAGATATGGCACCTTTTGGATTTATCTCTGATGGTTTAGATTCTGATAGTTTTGTAGATAAAGATGGGGACAGGTGGTTTACTGATGAATATGGAGATCGTTCATATATGTGGGACTATATGTAATGGAACTAGATAAGCAAATAAAACTTGGACATCTGTTACTTACAGATAGAAAATGTAAAGTTTGCGGAGAAACAAAGAATCTAGTAGAAAGTTTTTATAGAACGAGAAAAGATAGAGGAGCAGTTGCATCATCATATTCATATGAATGTAAGGACTGTACAATAAAAAGAATTATTGAAAGTAGAAAAAATAAAACTCCATTTATAGATTGGCAATATCCAGATTGGTAGTTCACGTCCAGTTTCCCCACTGAAAAACAACTTTTTAATAAATATTTTTTAGTTAAACTGAGTTTTCGGAGAAGAACATGGCGACTCCTCAATTATCTCCAGGCGTGCTTGTTAGGGAGGTTGATTTAACAGTAGGAAGAGCTGATAATGTACTGGATAATATTGGTGCAATTGCTGGACCATTTTCCATTGGACCTGTTGATGAACCTATCGACATTACGACAGAGCAAGATCTTATCAACGTTTTTGGTAAGCCCATCGGAACAGATGCTCAGTATGAATATTGGATGAGTGCTTCGTCCTTCCTTTCATATGGTGGAGTTCTTAAGGTTGTAAGAACTGCTGGTTCTACTCTGAACAACGCTAATGCAGGTGTTGGTATTGCATCAACAACATCTTTAAAAGTATACAACTACGACGATTATACAAATAATCATCAAACAGATACTTCATTCACTTATGCTGCAAAGAACCCAGGTTCTTGGGCAAATTCATTGAAGGTATGTACGATTGATGATCTTGGAGACCAAATTCTTGGCATCTCAACAGCAAGTCTTGCAACTGCAGGCGCATCAATTGGATTTGGTGTTACTGCTGCAATTTCTAATGTAGCAATTCCTGGAACTGGAACAACATCAACATTTAATGGTTATCTGAAAGGAATCATTACTGGTGTAACTACAGATTCTACCAATTCAAACAGCACTATTACTGTTAAGGTAGTATCTAGAGTTTCTTCTGCAGGAACAGAAACTAAGATCAGTTATGCTGAAGGAAGTGCTTTCTCATCGTTTGATACTTCTGACACAATCTATTTTGTCAATAACTCTGGTATTAATACTGGAGCATATGGTTCAGGCGTAAGTCCTGCAACTGCAGTTGATTGGTATGATCAACAAACTCTTGGTTTGACCAATTCAACTGTTTATTGGAAGTCTATTGCACCAAAACCAGTTTCAAATAACTACGTCACTTCAAGACAAGGTAAGAACGATGCAATTCACGTTGCAATCGTTGATGATAAGGGATCTATCACTGGTATTCAGGGCAACATCTTAGAAAAGCATATTGGACTTTCAAAGGCAGCAGATGCAATTTCTGCAGTAAATTCTCCACAAAAGATTTACTACAAGAACTATCTGGCAGATTTCTCAGCGAATGTTTATGCTGGATATAATCCTTCTTCTGCAGCAGATTCTTATCACAACACTGCACCAAGAGCAACTGGATTCTCAACTGACTTTACTGCAGTAACAACTGGAGATGGTCTCTGGGGACTCAATGCACAAGGAGTAACGTTCTCTGCAATTGGAAACGTATCTTATACCCTTGGTGGAGGAGTTGATTATTCCGCTGCTGGTGGAATGAAGGCGAATCTTTCTGATCTGATTACATCATATGGACTTTTCTCAAATGGAGATGAAGTTGAAGTTGATTACCTGATCATGGGTCCTGGTTGCGTCAACGAAGTTGACTCTCAAGCAAAAGCAAACTATCTGATTTCTGTTGCAGAATCAAGAAAAGATTGCATGGCAACAGTTGGACCACACAGAGCAAACTTGGTAAATGTAATTAATACAGATACTCAAACATCAAATCTGATCAACTACTTCAGTTCACTTTCATCTTCATCATATGCAGTCTTTGATAGTGGATATAAGTACACTTATGATAGATTCAACAATGTATTCCGTTACATCCCAACGAATGCTGATGTTGCTGGTCTGATGGTACGCACAAGTTTGACCACATTCCCATGGTTCTCACCTGCTGGACAGCAGCGTGGTGTTATCAATAATGCAGTTAAACTTGCATACAATCCAAACAAAGCACAAAGAGATCGTCTCTATCCACAGAGAATTAACTCATTCATCACCAAGTCTGGTGTTGGAACACTTCTCTTTGGTGATAAGACTGCTCTTAGTTATCAGTCCGCATTCGATAGAATCAACGTTCGCCGCTTGTTCCTTACAATTGAGCAAGCACTTCAAAGAGCAGCAGATGCTCAACTCTTCGAAATCAACGATGATCTGACCAGAGCAAACTTTAGAAACATTGTTGAACCTTATCTCCGCGATATTCAAGCGAAGAGAGGTCTCTATGGATTCCTGATTGTTTGTGACAGCACAAACAACACACCTGATGTTATTGATAACAATGAGTTCAGAGCAGACATCTTCCTGAAGCCTGCTAAGTCAATCAACTACATCACTCTTACCTTTGTTGCAACACGCACAGGCGTAAGTTTCGAAGAAGTAGCTGGTAGAGTTTGATAATCATTAACTAACTTATAGGAGGATTCAACAATGTCTACTTTACGCACAATCTCAAACTTCAAATCAAACATGATTGGTGGCGGCGCCCGCCCCAATCTGTTTGAGGTCAGTCTCCCAGCACTGCCAGCAGCAGCAACTTCTGCTGGTGCTAGTTGGGGTAGTGCTGCAGGTGAAGAGCAAGAAACATTTAGTTTCCTTTGCAAAGCAGCACAACTTCCTGCATCAAGTGTAGCATCAATTGATGTTCCTTTCAGAGGAAGAATTTTCAAAGTTGCTGGAGACAGAACTATTGAAAACTGGACTGTTACCATCATTAATGATGAAAACTTCCTCATCAGAACAGCGATGGAATATTGGATGAATGGTATTGCTAAATTAGAAAACAATACTGGTGCAACTGATCCATCTTCATATATGACCAATGCCTTTGTTTCTCAACTTGGCAGAGGTTATGATCAAGGAAGAAACAGTCAGTCAAACTCAGCAGCTGCTGGAGGAACTGCATCAACTCCTTTGAGAGTTTATACTTTCACTGATATTTTCCCTGTTAACATTTCATCTATTGATCTTTCATATGATTCAAGTGATGCCATCGAAGAGTACACTGTAGAATTTGCAGTTAATAACATCATCGTTGGTCAGGACAACGTTGGTCAGAGTGACCAAACTGGTTCGGTAATCTTCTGATAAATAGTAGAAAGTTAACGTATTTTAAATAATGGCAAAATTATTTGGGTTCTCTATTGAGGACACTGAGCCACTATCACCATCTGCGGTTTCCCCCGTTCCTCCTAACAATGAGGACGGGGTTGACCATTATATGAGTAGTGGTTTTTTTGGTTCTTATGTTGACATTGAGGGTGTATACAGAACTGAATTTGATTTAATTAAAAGATATCGTGAAATGGCACTTCACCCAGAGTGTGACAGTGCCATTGAAGATATTGTAAATGAAGCAATTGTATCTGATACAAATGATACTCCTGTAGAAATTGAACTTTCAAACTTAAATGCTAGTGATGGTATTAAGAAAAAAATTCGCAAAGAATTTAAGTACATCTTAGATTTATTGGACTTTGATAAAAAGGCGCATGAGATTTATAGAAACTGGTACATTGATGGAAGATTATATTACCACAAAATTATTGATTTGAAGAATCCCCAAGAAGGTATTCAAGAGTTGCGTTATATTGACGCAATGAAGATGCGTTATGTAAGACAGCAGAAGAAAAAATCAGGAGACAAAGGAGCATCTGCTGTTTATAAACTGAAAAGTGATAATCCTATGGATTATGACTTCCCTGAAATTGAAGAGTATTTCATTTATAATCCAAAGTCAGTTTATCCAACTGGCAACCCAATGCAAACTGGTGCAAGTCAAGGAATTAAGATTGCAAAAGATGCAATCACCTATTGCACTTCGGGTTTAGTTGATAGAAATAAGGGATCAACTCTTTCATATCTCCACAAAGCGATCAAGTCACTCAATCAACTTCGCATGATTGAAGACTCTCTGGTCATCTATCGTTTGTCAAGAGCACCAGAAAGAAGAATTTTCTACATTGATGTTGGCAATCTTCCTAAGGTAAAGGCAGAACAATATCTGCGTGACGTTATGATGCGCTATCGCAACAAACTTGTCTATGATGCAAACACTGGAGAGATCCGTGATGACAAAAAATACATGGCAATGCTTGAGGACTTCTGGCTTCCAAGAAGAGAAGGTGGAAGAGGAACAGAAATCTCAACTCTCCCAGGTGGACAAAATCTTGGTGAAATCACTGATATTGAGTATTTTAAAAAGAAATTATACAGGTCCCTTAATGTTCCCCCATCAAGAATGGATGGAGAAGGTGGGTTTAACTTGGGGAGATCTTCTGAGATCCTGAGAGACGAACTCAAGTTCACCAAGTTTGTTGGTCGTTTGAGAAAGAGATTCTCCAATATGTTTAATGACATGTTGAAGACTCAACTCATCCTTAAAAATATTATTACTCCTGAAGACTGGGAAGTAATGAGTGAGCATATTCAATATGACTTCCTCTATGATAATCATTTCTCTGAACTTAAAGAAGCAGAACTTCTTAACGAAAGACTGACAATGGTTCAAACTGCAGAACCATATGTTGGTAAGTATTTCTCTCAGGATTATGTAAGACGTAAGATCCTTCGTCAAACTGATATTGAAATTCTTGAGCAAGACGCATTGATCAAGAAAGAAATTAAAGATGGAATTATTCCAGATCCAAATGCTCCAGTTGATCCAGAAACTGGTTTGCCTTTAGATAGCGCATCAGGAATGGATCTGGGCAAACCTGTGATGGAACCAGAAATTGATGGTTCTGCAGCAGAAGCACCAGAACTGCCCAAGGGCGGCGAAATATAAATACGAGTAGTTAACTATTGATTTATTAAAATGGAAGAACTTTTAGATATGATTGCTACTGATGAGTCACCTTCTCAAATTAGCGACAAAATTAAAGATATTTTATTCGCCAAATCTGCAGAAAGAGTAGATGCTTTTCGTCCTTTAGCAGCGAATTCTTTATTCGGTCAAGATGAAGTAGAAATTGATGATGAATCCGATGATGATGGTGTATAGAGATTTATAAATAACTATTAAATGACTTTTAAAAAATAATGGCACATAAACCAGTAGGATTATGTTCAACAATTGTTACTGGTTCGTCCAGTGTTCAATCAATTGCCCTGAACAAACAAACAGACACTTTGAGAGTGGTTGCAATCGGTAACGATGCTCATGTTGCTATCGGAACTAATCCAACTGCAACTGTACAAGATTATCTGGTTACGGTTGGTAATCCTGAAACTATTTCGATTAGCAAACCAGCTTCTCAAAGAGTTGTGGGAGTTACTACTGGTTCTACAACCATCATTGATTTCCCAGAAGGAACAGGTTCTCCTTTTGCAGTTGGTGATACTGTATCTTTAACTGTGAGTGGTCAATCATATTATGATTTCACGCACAAAGCAGTTGAGTCAGTAAACACTACTGCAAATGTTGGTGGATACTATAATACAAGAATTGTTGTTACCCATGATAGTTCTGGTATAACCACTGCATTTAATACACCTGAAGCAAATTTAAGAGAATCATTTAAAGTTGCTGCTGTTACCAGAACTGGGTCAGGTTCGTTATATATCCAACAAGTACAAACAAGCGGAGCGGCCTGATGAAACTTATTAGAGAAGAAATCGAATCAGTAGAGTTTCTTGTCGAACAAAAGAACGGCAAGAAGTCAATGTACATTGAGGGAGTTTTCCTCCAAGGAAACATCAAGAACCGTAATGGTCGTATGTATCCTATGGAAACTCTTCGTCGTGAAGTTCAAAGATATAGCGAAAATCACGTTCAAGCAGGTAGAGCACTTGGAGAACTGGGACATCCAGATGGTCCAACTGTAAACCTTGATCGTGTTTCTCACAAAATCGTTTCTCTGAAAGAGAGTGGTTCTAACTTTATTGGTAAAGCAAAAATCTTAAATACCCCCATGGGCAAGATTGCATCTTCTTTGATTGAAGAAGGTGTAAAACTTGGCGTTTCCTCTCGTGGTATTGGTTCACTCAAAATGACAAGAGAGGGAATCAATGTCGTTGGTGACGACTTCATGCTTGCAACTGCTGCTGATATCGTTGCTGATCCTTCTGCTCCTGATGCTTTCGTTGAAGGTATCATGGAAGGAAAAGAGTGGGTATGGGATGGTGGTATTCTTCGTGAGAAGTATGCTGAAAGAACATACAAACAAATTAACACACTTGTTACACAAAAACAACTTGATGAGAAGAAATTAGACTTGTTTAATAACTTCTTGTCAAATTTGTAATTTAATAAATAAATATAGATTATACATAGGTAAATCGGAGAGTTCAAATGTCTAGTGGCAAAAAATTACACGAAATGGAAGTAGGCACTAAGCAATCCAAAACTGCTGTTAATGCAGGTGCAAAAGCAGCAGAAGGAATGCCAAAAATGTCTGATCCAGGTACTCAACTTGGTAGCGTAGAGGATCTTGGTGGTCCTACCCCAGACAACTATCGTCCAGATGATGATTCAGCAAAGCTGAAGACTCCTGGCGGTACTCTTAAGCAAGTTAAGGATGTTGTAAACAAAGGCGCTAAGGCAGCAGATCCAATGAAAGGAATGAAGGAAGAAGAAGAACTCTCCACCGAAGAAGTCATCGAGGAAGAAGAAGAGACTACTGATGAAGTAGTTGCTGAGGAAGAAACTGTTGCTGAGTATGACATCGAAGAAGATGTCAATGCTCTCCTCGGTGGCGAAGAACTCTCTGAAGAGTTCAAAGAAAAAGCAAAAACCATCTTTGAGGCAGCAATCAGTTCGAAGGTTGCTTCAATCAAGGAAGAGCTTGAGCAACAGTATGCTGCTGCTCTTGCAGAAGAAGTAGAAGAAATGAAGGAGTCACTCGCTGAGCGTGTTGATTCTTATCTGGAATATGTTTCTGACGAGTGGTTCGAAGAGAACGCACTCGCCATTGAACAAGGTCTTAAGACCGAAATGACCGAATCATTCCTTGAAGGAATGAAGGGTCTTTTTGAAGATCATTATGTATCAATCCCTGAAGATAAATATGATGTGCTTGAGAGCATGGTAGAAAAAC